TCTAATAAAACTTTTTATGACACTACCTTCAAAACTACCAGCTTGTTCTGGAACTTGTGATTCAAAATCTGGTCTTGTGCCACCTGCATTTGCTTTTGTTATAGCATCTAATATTTGTGCTGCATATCTTTCGTTTGGATTCATAGAAGTAATTACAGGACCTACAGGTTCTTGTGGTAACTCTATAGGTTCTATATCTACTTCCATATTCATAAGTTCATCTGCTATAAGTTTGTTCATAGCATCAACATATTCTTTTATGGATTGTCCTGTGTTATCTGTTTTATCTAAGTTTGCTCTACCTGTATTCATAACTTCTTTTGCTTTATTAGGTCCAGCAAACCAAGCAATAGATACTAAATCCCAAGAATTGTATTTGTTAAAATATTCTTGTACTTTATATCTAGCGACAATATCTTGTGCTTTAGGATCGTGCCAATCTGCACCATCTAATCCTGCTTGTTTAGACCAAACATCCCAGTTTATATCTAGTATTCCGTAAGCACCAAGAGCTTGTACTCTTATTGGCTTACCTGTATTAGCATCAGTTATTGTGCTGGGATTATGCAATACTTGATAATCACCAGAGCTTTCTTTCTGCTTTAACGCTTCTAAGTACATTCCTATAAGGTTTGGGTTACTATCCATTATGTTTTCGTTTTCCATAATACTACCTTGGAGCACCTGTGATGCTATTAAGAATGATACGATTAGTTGCTTGAATATCACGATTCGTACCTAGCCTTTCTTGTTCTTTAGCTGTAATGTTGTTAAACGTTTCAACTAAGTTAGCACCAGGATCAATCTGTTCTTTTGGAACATCAGATGTCGTATGATTTCCATAGTCATCTAGTGTATCTGGTGTAACATCTGGTAAAGGATCAGGAATAGCTTGTTCATATGCTAATTGACTGTCCTCTAAAAATTGGTCTGCTAATAGTTTTTTCTCATATGGCAAAGGTTCTCTGCCTAGTTCTCTCTCAAATAATCCATTGACACTATTAGATACAGCAGAATAATCAGGTGGTAAATAAGGTTTATATTCTACAGGACTAGATACAGGATTATCTAAATACAGTTGTAATACATTCTGATAACCTTTTTCTGCTTTTCCAAGACCTGAAGCATTTGCTTGTGCCATAAGCTGTTCCATAACTCTACCTTCTACACGAATATCAAAAAATCCTGGTCTAAATGGTTTTCCTACTTTATCACCGAGTAATCCTGCATTTACCATATCTGCTTGTAACTCTCTTACTTCTTCTGGTAATAAATTAGCAAAAACATTTTGATCGCCTTCTTGATAAAAGTTACCTGGTTGTGCTCCAATAGTTGTTGCTTCTCCACCATAAACAATAGTTTGATCTGCTGTTACACCAATAAAATTATAAGGACTTATACCTAAAATGTTTTGATTTACAACAGATTGATAGTCTTGTGTTTGAATACCCTTACTCAAAGCGTATTGATCTACATATTCTGCACCAAATAAATTAGTTGCTATAGCCATAGCAGTTGTTAGATCAGGAGCACCATTTAATTCTGCAACATTTTCTTCTGTAACATTAATAGGATTTTGCCCAGGTAATAAAGGTTGTTTAACTAGAGCTAATATTTCTGCTATAAATTTATCTTTTTCTGTCATTGATTACCTAATCCTAATTGTACCAACAAATTATCTTCATATTCAGGTTCTAATTCTCTTGATAGAAGTGTATCAAACATTGGTCCAAAGTCTGGATTTTCTTCTATAAGTTTTAGTGCTTCGTTTCTAAGTGCAGCTCTTGTTGCAGCATACTTAGATCCTGTTTTCCATATTGTTTCGGATAAACCAGCATTTACAAATGTATTGATTATATCTTGTCTAATTGCTAAATATTTCTTTGCAGACTGTACTGTATCAAATTTAGCCAAAGCAGGATCATCAACCATTTTTATCAACTGTTCTATTTGCATATCTATAGAAGGTTTAGTAGGTGATCCTACAATACCTGGTTGTCCATAACCCCAATATTGTTGTTCTAATTGTTTTTTCTTTGCATCTCTTAATGCTCTAGCAGCATCAGTATTGTTACCTATAATGTTTATTTTTCTTTCATACGCATCTAATGCAACTGCACCAAGAAGTTTGTTTTTAGCTATAGCCCATTGTTCAGGAGTTCTATAAACTCTTTTGTTTTGCATCAATGCTTTTTTGTATGAATCAAAAGAAAACTCTGCATATGCAGGAGGTGGTTCTAAATACCAAGCAACTAAAGGATATTTATCGTATAAATCTTTATTTTTCTTTAAAAAATCTGCACCTTCTACAGTTGTTGGATATTTTTCTATAGATACAGTTTTTGCAACTGTTAAAGGTAATGGATCAAGTCCAAACTTTTCAATAAACTCTTGTGTTGCTAAAACATCATCAAAGTTGTTTGACCTTTTAATAGTTCTATATTCATCTGCTAATGTTTCAAAAAAGAAATAATCTAAGTTTTGGTCAGTCAATTCGTATATAGGTTGCACAGAACCTGCTGGTCCCATTAGTTGTGAAAAAGCTCTAAATAAATAAATTCTTCTTGCAGCTTTTACAGCTTTTTCCATACCTTCTTTACCAGCTTCTTCTGTTGAATCATTAATAAGACCTGCATACAACATAGCTTTGTATGTGTCAATTACAGTATTGCCAAATACACCTTGTGAGTTTTCTCCTTTATCAAATAATAAAGTTCCAAACTTGTCTAACCAAGCAGGTAAAAATCCTAATCTTTTAGTTATTTCTTTAAAATCTTTTACGTTTGTAGGAGCAAAATCACCAAAGACTATTTTTGATACAAAGTTTTCTTCAGGCATATTTTGTAAAATAAATGATGCAGGTAACTGTATAACAGGTCCAAAACCTGGTAATAAAGTAGCTGCTATGTTTACAGACTGTGCATACACTGGCATATTAACTCTTACGTTTGTATCTGGTGAAGAATCTTTTAACATCCAGTTTTGAAATATATCTGATCCTGGATAGTTAAACATAACTTTATTATTTATAGGATTTTTATAAAAGAAACCTTTACCTGCAGGATCAAGTGTGTCATTTGGTTGTGCTGCACCATCCCAAGTAGTTTGGAATCTTGCTGCAACTTGTGGTTGTCTTTTAAGTATTGATGCCCAAGTTGTTAATACTTCTTGATAGGCGTTACCAAATGGAAACAACCAACGACTTGCTTCCCAAAACTTTCTTTCTTGTGTAATGTCATACAACAAACCTTTTACTTTTTCTACTGCGAAACCTTTAGCTAGATTTTCTATTAACTTTGCATCTGATATACCTGCTTCTCCAGCAGATTTTGTTTTTTCTATTTTTGCTAATTCTCTTTTATTTAAACCAGCTTTCTTTGCACCAGCTAAAATTTTAGCTTTTACAGTATCATCAGATATAGATATAAGCTCTCTTGACTTACTCCAGTAACTTGATTTAAACACAGGTATTCGTGATGCTACGTTAGTAGGTTGTGTACCAAACCATTTAAATAATGATTCTACTGATCTATCTAAAAACTTTCTATCACCAGAAAAAGGTGGCACTTTGTAATCTACGGATTCAGGTAACACATCTTCAAACTTTTTAATATATCCTTCAATAACTTCTTTATTTGCTATATCAACTTTTTTTTGTAATTTAGTTGCTTCATTACCAGTTATAGAACCATCAATTAAACCTCTATATTCTTTTTGTTTAATACCTGCTTTTGCACCAACATTCATATCAAATGTTTCATCACCTAATTTAAACTTACCTGTTTTAACTAATTCGTATAAATCTCTAGGTACATTCTTACCACCAAAAGATATTTTCATATCTTTTCTTAATAGTTCAACAAAATCACTTAATACTTTGTTGTAATCTCTTGGTGATAATCCTGAAGCACCTTCTAATATTCTGTAAGGATTGTGTTTACCTGCTGTTAAAGAAAGCATAGCATCTCTAGTAGGACCATCTTCTTTAAGTTTTTTTATTAATTTTTGTACTGCTTCTTTTTTGTTTCTAGATAGCTCAATAGTTGCTATTTCTTTAGCAAGAGCAGATTCAGAGTAATTTTGAATAACTCTATATTGTCCTTCATCCCATTTAACTTTGTTAATTTTTCTTTCTATTCTTTGATATTTTATATCACTAGCAACAGATTGTTTTCTTAATTGTTTAAAACTTCTAGTATCTCCGACAGAAGATTCAGATATACCTTGTCTAAAAGTTGGTGTATCTAACCACCCATCTCTTGCATAACTAGCTCTAACTTTTACACTATCATCTGTAAGTCTTGCAAGTAAAGCAATAGGATGATCTAACACTCCTAAAGCACCATCTGCTATAGCTCTTAGTTGTTCTTCAGCTATAACTCTTACAGTCCAAGCAGGTCTTAACAAAACCAAAGGTTTGAATACACCACTTACATAAGTATCTAAAGCTCTTGTAATACCTTCTCTGCCAACAATACGACTAGCATCATCATATTTATCTTTAAAACCACCGATTAATTTATTAGATAATTTTATAACTTCTGATGGTTTTGACAATATTAAATCTTGTGAAAGCATAGTTTCTATAAGTGGTCGTTGAAATAATGTTGTTGCTATATCATCAAGTGTATCTTTGTTTGTACCTGCAACAAACTCATCACCTTTTTTAAATAATTTTTCCCACGCTTTTTTCATACCTAAAGGCAAAACATCAATATTACTATATCTTGTTATATCTTCTGATATTTGATTTTTTTCATCAAGTGCAGATTTAAGAGATAAGAATACTCTATCTACTAATTTATCTGTTGCATTTCCTTCTACAAGTTTTCCTGTCTTTGTAAGTTCTTCTTTATAAATTTGTCTAAGTTGTGAAAAATCATCTTTAACTTGATTAGTAAGAAAGGTTGCTCTTTTGTTTGGTGTAGAAGAAGATAGTTTGTCAAGTCCTTCTATCATATTTTTAACTCTTTTATTAACATCTACAACCTGATCTTTAGGATCAAGTAGTTTTAAAAACCTAGTGTATTCAACGATTAAGTTATCTGGGTTACCTGCATTTAATCTTGTTTTATACAAAGGTCCAAACTGTTCTTGTAAAGCAACTCTTAATGCACTTCTTTTTTGCACTTGTGGCACAGCACCTTCTGTAGCAACAGCAAGTATTTTTTCAGACAAAATATCTTTTACTGCTTTTCTTGCAGCTTCAGGTGATAAACCATCTTCTAAAGAAAAAAGTTGTTTTGTAAAATTACTAAAGTCTTTACTAAATTGTTTATCTTCTATAACATATTTGTTTACTAAATTAAAATTAGATTGTTCTAATATATTTGCAGGTTTATCTTTGTTAGCGTATAAAAAGTCTGCTAAATTATCTCCAAGTTTTCCATCTATAGCTTCTCTAGCAGTAGTTTTACTAAAGTTTTTTCTAACAAAACCATTTAAGAATCCTAGTCCTGCTGCTGCTTCATCTGACAACGCTAACATTTTAGATGATGCTCTTATACCTTTTACAGTTTTTCCTACAACAAATGTAGGATCAGCAAGTTGTAAACCTAAATCAAAAATACCTGTAGCAAAATCATATGCTCTATCCTCTGGACTAATTAAAAACTCAAAAGGTTTAAACAAGACACGACCAGGTGTAACGTGTGGACTTTTACCTCTAGCAATAAGAGCTGCTGCTCTATCACCATCAAAAACTACTTTTTTTTCTGCTTCAAAAATATCATCAAATATGTTTGCACCAAGTCTTGATATAGCTATCTCTCTAGCTTTTATTGGATCAGCACCTTTGTCAATAAGATTTTGATATGTAAGAGTTTTTTCAGGATCAGTAGATTGAAACAAAGCGTTTCCTAAATCTATTTTTTCTCCTCTTGCTCTTGCTTCTTTCCAATATGCAAAAGGATCAATAGCAGCTTTTTTCCAAGCTTCTTTTCCATCAACTCCTTGTGATTCAAGTTCTAGTGATCTTAATGGTTGTCCTATAACATCTTCGTATAATGCTCTTACACCTAAAAATGCTCCTTTAACACCTAACTCAAATAAACCACCTGTTTCTTCGTTTACACCAAACTGATTAAATACTGCTGTTTTTAATTTTCCATATGTAGATGCTTTAGCTTTAGAAAAAAACTCTGTAAGCCCTTCTATAAAATTATTATCAGCATTTTGTTTTGTAGCTTGTACCATAACGCTTGGTGGTACATTTACTGCTTGTTGATTTATTTGACTTAGTTTAACTGCCTGATCTCTAGTTACTTGTAAGGCAGGTTGTGTATCTCTTTTTTCTAGTAAGTAATCTACGTTTACATTATCAGAGTATGATGTTGCCATTACAAATACTCTAGTAAACTATCATCACCTGTTTCTAGCCAAGACTGATATACAAATTGTTTTATGTTTTCAGCCTGATATATTTGTTCTTCTGGTCTTGTATTTAGACCAGGACCAAAAGGTAACCCTGATGTAACAGGTTCATTAGGTCTGTCTGTTGGTGCAAAAACATCTATGTTAGGCATTTGTCTTTGTGCTGGTTGTGGTTGAGCTTGTTCTCTAGGAACTATATCTTTTGGCAAAGGTGCAGCTTGTTGTTGTTCTACTAAGTCTTGTTGTTCTCCATAAGCAACACCAGGTATTCTTCTTACTGCTTGTGTTGTATCTTGATAGTTTCTACCTGCTGGAGGTACAGCAGAGTTTCTATTTGTAATGCCTTTGTTACTCGGACTTCTCGCCATCTTCTTCATCCTGTTCTTCGTATATAAACGTTTGACTAATAATCATATAACCTTGTGGTAAATCTATAGGAGAGAATGGAGAAAATCTAAGTTTTGGTTCGTACATTTCTGCTTCTAATATTATGTTATCACCAATCTCATCAACATCATCAAGTAAGTTAAATACTATATCGGCAAATTTTTTATTAATTGACATTATCCTCCCATACCTTGTAGTAATTGTGCTATGCCTGGTGGAGCACCCTGTGGTGGTAGGGAAGCTCCTCCAAGCAATTCTTGTTCTTGTTCTGGTATTTCTGGATCTTCTGCTGTGTAAAACTTGTCAAGTATTGTACTCATATCATCAGGATTTTTCCTGATCTGTATTACAGCCATAGTTGCTTTTGGATCACCTTGTTGTGCTTGTGCCAGTAAAGAATCAAATAAAACTTTTTCTGCTTTTTCTTTTGTAATTCTTTCGTTTACTCTGACAATATTATCTAAACCATCAAGATTTTCTTGTAATGTCTGTGTGTCAATAATACCTGCTTGTAACAACTGTAAACCTGTAACAATTTTTTGTGGTTCATCATATCCTGCCATAGCACCATAAACACGCCTTGTCTTAAATGCACCAGCAATATCTTTTTCTGGATCGTATGTTTCTGAAAAGAAAGTATTGTTGTAATACCCAGAAAATGTTTTTGTTGAACCACCATACATTTTTTGATCCCACTCTAATCTTTTGTAGTCAATCATTTCTGCAGCATCTGCCATTACTGTATGATATTCTCTAATCATTAATGACATAGATGCACCGAGTTCTTCTAATCCTCTACCTGTTGCAAAGCTAAGTGGGCTTTGTGAATCATCAGATACAGGATAAGAACCACCAACTCGTAGTTGTCGTTCTATTCTGTCTATTTGTTGAAAGATTTGATAAGGTACATTTGATGCTGGTTTAGATACTTGTGTACCAGGTGCAAGATAGTTTACAGCAAATCTGCCTTTTCTATATTGTCCTGATTCTATTTCACCAGATATGTTTGTTTCTGTAAATACAGCATCTTCCATAGCTATTATTGACATAACATTTATCTTTGCCATAGAAGCCATTAGTCCTATGATCTGGTCATATTGTCCTTGTAACTTGTCAAAAGCAAATTTCTTTGCAATAACAAATGCAGGTCCACTATCTAGTGGGTTAGGAATAAAATCTAGTACTGTTGCAGATGTCATATGGAAAATGTATGTGCCATCTAAGTTGTAATACTCTGCTATTAAATCACCTTCACCGTTTGAGTTTGCCCAGCTACCATTGTAAGAATCTGTATAAGCAGAAGCATAGGCATTACCTATACCAAGAGTATTAGTTTCATATCCATCTTTAGACATAATCTTATCTGCAAATCTTGGATAAGTTCTTGCTAGTGCTTCTTTAGGTACTCTACGAACAATAGCCATTTCTTTTGGTTGTTGGTCTGCACCAAAGTAACCAGGAAAACAGTTGTAAGGATCACGAAGTTCTGCACAAGGATATGGTGTACCATCTGGACCTTTTTTTTCTCTAATAACCCATACAGCAAAACCATAACCAGGTAGCCATCTACCTACTTGTGGCATTTGTAATTCTAATTTTTGTGTTTCATCATAAGATGTAACTATTCTTGCAATTTTTTCTGCTTTTTGTTTTGATCTCTCGCTGTCTTTACCATTAGGTGTATCTACTTTAAGATTTGGAATACGACCTATTTTTTGTGATAGATGTTCTAAACCTGACATCATAAGGTTAGGTACAGGTATTTGATAATCTTCAAAACCCTTTATCTGATCACCTAGTAATGCAAGAATACCATCAGGTCCACCATTCATAATTGCACGAATACGACCTCTAGTAGAATACGCACTTTGGTTATCATAATGTAATTGTGTAATCTGATATTGTATTTCTTCAGGTGTCATCTTAACCCCAAGGTGCTTCGTTCATATTGCTTAAATCCCATTCTCCAAAACTAGGTTTGTAGTCCAAACCAACTTCGGCTAGTCTTTCTTTCTGCAATCGCCTTACGACACGCATTGGAAACCAACTAGCCATAACAACATCACTCTTATTATTTCTACCAGATTGCTTACTAGCACCTGTTGAAAAATAAATTAGTTGCCTACGATATATATTACTCTTTGTTTCGCTTTCTGCACTACCATAGGGCAAACTTATTAGTTGTTGCTTAAACAATTCTCTCATACTTCCGACACCAAAGATAGGATCAAATTTGTTTTTTTGTGTCTGATGTCCTTCTAAATATATGCCCATTCTTGCACAATACTCTCTAAGTTCTGTATCTTGTCGTATTGCTCTTTGAAATCCGTTTTCTTCTATAACCCAATGTGCAAGATTATACTTTTCGTGCCACTTCTTTATTGTTTTTCTTGCCTGTATAATGCCACCACCCTTTTGATTTTCTATATCAATCATATACATTTTGCCTGTGTCAGTATTGATTGCCCATAAAAACGCTGCTTGATAACCAGTAGAAGCTGGATCAAGTCCTGCTATAAGTTTTACCCCAGCAGGTACTTGTCCAATTATTCTATTTGAATCTCTACAACTATCTATTTCTTCTACATCAAACATAGCTATACCTTCTGCGAATGCTTTGTTAAGATATACCATCTCAAATATTGCTTTACCACCTGTAGTTTCAGCAGCTTGTAATCGTGAATACAACCATTTGTAACTACGTTTCTTTTCCCATAGCATACAATCAGTATGTTCATCAAACTCTGTTTCTGGTTTTACACACTCTGCACTATGTGCTTCTTCTACAATCTTGTGCATTTGTGGATTTTCTAATAAAAAGTTGTATAAATCTTCAGGATGTTGTCTTGATCCAATAATAACTATTGCTGTATGTTCTTCTTTACGAGATGACAAAGTAGTTGTCCACCATTGTCTAGTCTGTTCTCTTGCACTAGGTTGTATTGTTGTGCCGTGATCTTCTATATCATCAGCAATAATTAAGTCTGTATCACGAGAAAGTATCTTACCACCCTTACCTACAGCTACCATTGTCGGTGATTTAATACCAGTTACAGTTCTAGTAGCTACAGTAAATTGTCCTGCTGTCCAAGACTTACCTGATCTATTCTTTGGTTTAAATGCTTGACCTGGTATGCAAAAGTCCTCTATAAGTTTTTGATTATGTTCTAAGTGGTCTAGCACAGAACCTACTGCGTTCTTTGCTATTTCTTCGTTACCACCTACCCACATAATTCTTACATTAGGATTTTTGCATATCTGCCATACAGCAAAGTGTGTAAGCAAGTCTGTCTTGCCGTGTCGTGGTGGAGATAATATCATTTGTTCGTTACCCTCATCAATAGCTGTCAATATGGCGTTTATCCATTTTTGATGAAAGTCTGCTGTTTCGTATTTCTCTCCTGTTTCTGTTTTAAAGTATCTATCTCTAAAATCTTCAAACTTGCGTAAAGATTCAATAGCTTCTTTTGGTGTTTCCCAATCTTCTGCTTTTTTTAAATTAACCTTATCTACTTTGTATGCTTCGTGCATTTTTGTAACAATGGTATTAGATACATCTAATAGTTTTGCTACTTGTTGTTTTTGTATAAGTTTCTTTTCTACTTTCTCTGCATATAGCTTGACATAATCTTCATAGTGTTCACCACGAGATACTGTCATTTGTGTAGATGCTTGTTCTAGTTTTTTTCTTTTGTAATACGCTTTACGGTTACATTGATCAGAACAATATATTTTTTTATTAGAATGTGCTGTAAATTTTTTCTCGCAACCTTTATTGCTGCAAGTTTTTCTTTCAGCCACTATTTTTTTCTTGCACGTTTGGCTTTGTTTTTTTTACTGTTAGGAAAACCTTTTTGCATTTCTTTATATGCTTTAGGGCTAATAGTAGATTTTTTCTTTGACCTACTTGTACCTGCTTTTTTCCTTTTGTTTATGTTGTAATATAAACCTTTTTTAGCTGCCATTATTTCCAACTCTTTCTTGCTTTTGCTTTTGCATTTTTAGATAGCTTACCATAATGTACTACTTGTTTTGATGACTTAGAATGTTTTGCTCCAGTATGTATTTGACCATTCATTTTGTGTACACTACCTTTGTACTCTTTGCCAGTCTTAAAATAATGTTTTGTTCCTGCTCCCATAACTCTCCTTTACCATTCTTTGCAAGACCAATATCTTGCAGTTGTCTTATCTTTAGCTGTACTACATTTGTGTCTAGCACGGAATGATGCTCTGGCTTTAGGATTGTTTTTCCTAATAGCCATATTTGGATCACCGAACATAACCTTCTTGACTTTGCCATTACTCATAACAAAAACCTTTTTAGATTTCCTTCCGTATCCAGGTTCGCCTTTTCTAATAGCCGTAGGGCTATTTAGCTTAACCTTCATTCCTTGGTATTCAGCCAACTCTAATACATTCCTTTTTTCTTTTTCTTCTTGCCTTTTTTATGCTTTGGCATCATTTCTCCTAACTATACTATATCTTGTATGAGTGATTATATAACAGGTAAAAAATATCCTAATCATAAACCCTCTACTTCATATAGTAGTGGAAGAATTTGTTTGCACAAAA